ACCGGTACGCCGGTCCCGTGGATCACCCTGTCGAACATGCCGGAGACGCCCGACCAAGTGATCTGCTTGACGCCGTACGACCTGGCGCCGGCCAGCGCGACGACCGACACGATGCCGGCCGTGCAGGTGCGTACCCGCGGCGACCGCATCCCGGGCACCGCGGTCGATCTGCAGGATGCGGTGTACGACGTGCTGCACGGCCGCCGCCGCACGCTGCTGGGGACCGCGCCCAATCAGGTGCAGGTGGTGCAGGTGCTGCGGCGCAACGCGACTCAGCTCGGCCAGGACAGCAATGCCCGCTGGGAGTGGGTCAGCACCTACGATGTGTATGTGAACAGGGCCAACGCCAATCTGACCGTGGACGCGTGATCGCATGGCGTACACCGTCCTGACGCCGATCACGCTTCCCTCCCGCGCGGGCATGAGCATCGCCGACGCGGCCATGACGGCCGCCGTAGCGGGCGGCCACTCGATCGTCAACGACGGGTACGTCCAGCTGGAACTGCTGAACACGAGCGCGGTCAGCGTCAACGTGACGGTCGGCGCGCCGAACCTGATCGACACGTACGCGGCCCTGCCGATCTCCGGCCTGCTGATCGTGCTACCGCCGGGTAACGTCACGCCGGTACGCCAGCTGACGCCGTTTTTTCCGCGCACGATCTACAACCAGAGCGACGGTACGATCCACGTCGACTACTCGGCCACGACCAGCGTTAAGATCATGGCTATCCAACACTTCCGGGAGCTGACACAGTGACCCAACCGAATCAGTCGACGCTCGCCCGGAAGTGGACCGTAGAGGTCAACACCAACGGTGCGCCGGCCAACTTCGCCGCCCCGACGTGGACCACGATCAAGGGTCTGTACGACTTCACGCCGGACAACATCATCCCCAAGCTCGAAGACGACAACGTCTACGAGGACACGGGCTGGACGGGCAAGACCAAGGTCTCGCTCAACTGGACGGCCACCCTCAAGCTCATGCGGCGCACCGTGCCGACCGACGTCACGAGCTACGACGCGGGACAGGAGAAGCTCCGCGCGCTGGGCCGCGCGTTCGGCCCTGCGGCGGTCGGCGACTTCCGATGGTACGACCGCGACGGCGGACCGGAGGCGTTCCGCGGTTGGGGAAACGTCAACTGGTCGAACGATGGCGGTTCGGTCACCGACCTCGAAAAGGTCACCGTGGTGCTCGACGGCAAGGGCCCCAACACCATCATCACGAACCCCAACGCGCCGGCAGGCGTCGCGCCGAGCGTCACCAGCGTCACGCCGGCCACCTGCCCGGCCGCCAGCACGCCGGGCTTCCTCACGGTCGTCAAGGGCGACTACTTCACCGGCACCACGAGCATGGTCATCGGCGCGACCGCGATCACGCAGTTCACGGTGATCGACCGGTACACGATCGTCGCCTCCCTCCCCACCAAGACGGCGGGCACGTACGACATCCGCGTGACCAACGCGACCGGCCAGAGCGCCATCGTCGCTGCGGACTCGTTCATCGTGACGTAAGCTGGACAGCAACCTCCCTGATCAGCCCCTGTCGACCTCCGACCGACAGGGGCTGATTGCTATGCTGTCGCTCATGGAATGCCCGAACTGCGGCCACGTCTGGCGACGCCGACCGACGCGCATCGACGTGTTGACGGACGTCCTGGCGCGCGACTACGCGGCCGGTAAGACGCTGCGCCAGCTGGCCGCGACGTACGGGTGCGCTTACAGCACCGCACGGAAGCGTCTGGTCGACGCGGGTATCCAGCTACGCCCGCGGGCGAGGAAGGCGGCCTGACATGGCTTTCGCCGATCTATCGGAGTTCTTCGACGACCAGCTACACCTGCCGATCAATGGGGTGGTGTATCACGTCCCGTCGCCGGACCATGAGCTCGGGCTGTGGGTCACGGCGCTGGTCTCCGCTGGCCTGTCCGTCCAGCAGGGCATCGACCCGACCGAAGCCGGCAACAAGAGCATCCCCCAACTGCGGTTCGAGGGGGAGGAAGGCGACGAGAGCAGCGACGAGGCGAAGCTGTATCGGCGGCTGCTCGGCGACGCCTACGGCAAGATGGTGGCCAACGGCGTCAGCTGGCCGCGGCTGAAGTTCGTCGCAGAGGTCACCATGCTGTGGATCGTCGCCGGCGAGGAAGCCGCAGAGGCGCACTGGAACGGCGGGCGGGCGGGCGACCCAAAAGCCATAGCGCAAGCGATCAACCCGGGCAACCGGGCCCAGCGGCGCGCCTCCCCCCGCGCGACGGCATCAATGCCTACGGCTTCGGGGAATACGACTGGGCCAGCGGGCTCTACGAGGGGTACGACATCCCGGTCGACCGGCAACAAGCGGTAGGACGGCCGCCGCTCACCTGGCAGGACATCCTCACGCGCTGGGAGCTCGTCGAAGCCGACCTCCACCAGCTCTACGGCGTGGACCTCGACGACCCGTCCCTGAGGCGCCGTAGCTGGCGCTGGCTCAAGCTGCGCATCGTCGGGCTGGTCAGCGCCGAAAGTCGGCTCAGCCGCGCTCTGGCGCCGCCGGAGGACAGTTCTGCGACCAGCTCGACCAATGCGATGCGCTCGTCCGCCTATGATGATCCCGAGTGACCTGGCTGCCTGCCCGGCGCTGGCTGGAGGAGGGCGGCTGTGGCGTTCGACATCGGTGAACTGCTCGGGCGCCTGAAGATCGACAGCACGCAGTTCGATGAAAAGGTCAAGCAGGGTGGCGAGAAGCTCAACGGTCTGAAGGGCATGGCGTCCTCGCTCGGCGCCGGCATGCAGTCGATGATGCAGGGCGTAGGGCAGTTCGCCGGCATGCAGGTGATGAACGGCCTGGCGAGCGCGGTCGGCTTCGCCAAAGACGCGATCTTCGGCTTCAACGCCACCCTTCAGAACAGCTCGATCGCGTTCACCACCATGCTCGGGAGCGCGACAAAGGCGCAATCATTCCTGACGGACCTACAGAAATTCGCCAAGAGCACACCATTCGAATTTCAGGGACTGGTGCAGACGGCCCAGAACATGATGGGCATGGGAATTGCGGCCAAGGACGTCATTCCCGACCTGACCGCGCTGGGCGATTCAGTCGCCTCCATCGGTGGATCGCAGGAACAGGTCAAGCAGGTCACGCTAGCGTTCGATCAGATGGCCGCCAAGGGCACACTCGACATGGGCAACATGAATCAGCTCATGGAAGGTGGCGTGCCGAACGCGCTCAAGATCATGGCGGCCGGTTTCAAGGTCACCACGGGTCAGATGATCGAGATGATCAGCGCCGGCAAGGTGCAGTCCTCGGTCGCGCTGCCCATGCTGGTGCAGGGCCTGGAAAAGGGCACCAGCGCTACGGCCGCCCTGGGCGGCATGATGGACAAGCAGAGCCAGACCTTCACCGGCGCGCTGTCCAACATCGCCGATGGGCTACAGCAGGCGATCGCCGGCGCGTTCAAGCCGTTTTTCGACGTAGCCGCCAAGGGTGCCGTAGCGCTCGGCAATTTCTTCTCCGGCAGCAAGTTCAGCGCGTTCGGCGCCGAGGCTGAGTCCGGCATGACCAAGGCGTTCTCCGCGGTCAAGTCGTTCAACTTCTCGCCGGTCATCACCGCCTTCCAGCGGATCGTCGCGCTGATCAAGAACGACTTGATCCCGATCGGTAAGGATCTTGTCAAGACCTTCGGACCGCCGCTGATTGCAGCCTTCCGCATGATCTACGGCTCGATCGCGCCGATCACCAGCGCGCTCAAGCCGGTCGGCGACACGCTGAAGTCGATCTTCGGTTTCATGGCCGGGCACGCCACCACCTTCCAGGCCCTGGCGGTCGGCATCCTGGCCGTCGTCGCCGCGCAGAAGCTCTGGACGATCGCCACGCAGGCCTGGACCATGGTGACCAAGCTGGCGGCGGCGGCACAGGTGTTGCTCGACGCGGCCATGGACGCGAACCCCATCGGGCTGATCGTGCTGGCGATCGTCGGGCTCGTCGCCGCGTTCGCCTACCTCTGGACGCACAGCGCCTCGTTCCGGAATTTCTGGATCGATCTGTGGGGCGCAATCTGGGGATTCATGAAAGCGGTCGGCGCGTGGTTCGCCGGACCATTCGCCGATTTCTTCGTCAGCGCCTGGCACATCATTTCCGGCGCCGCGCTGTGGCTATGGCACAACATTCTTGATCCGATGTGGCAGGCGATCACCGGCGCTATCGGTTTCGTGCTGAACATCGTGAACAGCTTCGCCAACCTCTGGGCGTTCGTGTGGCGCAACACGATCGGCGCCGCCATCCTCTGGCTCTGGCACAACGTGTGGGTGCCGGCAGCGCAGGCCATCGGCACGGTGGCGATGTGGTTGTGGCACAACGTGATCGAGCCCATGGCGCACGGCATCGCCGTTGCCGCGCAGACGATCGGCTCTGCAGCTATGTGGCTGTGGCACAACGCGATAGATCCGGCGTTCCACGCGATCGGCGCGGTGGCGAGTTGGGTATGGGGGATC